CTCGTAAGCAAGAGCAGAACAAAAAGTTTAAATACCAACGAACAAGAGGCAATACTTAACCGACTAGTTAAGAGGCATTTTATTTATGTAATTCTATATATATTTTCTCTATGACGCTGTCTAATAAAATGGCTTGTCCTGTACAAGTTCTGCCCCAATAATCGCCATAATCAGTTTTTAAAATACACTCGCCCTGTTCTTCAAGTTTTTTAATAAGCCAATCACTACAACTCCACCATTCAAATACTTCATGATATTCATGTTCCAATTCATCAACAGCACTCCCGCCAAAAGTAAAATCACAATTTGTGCAAATATACGCACCTTCGTTTAATTCTTTTTTGTTTAATTCTTCGTTTGTTAGTTCTCGCAATTCTCCACCGCACTCGCTACAAGGAATATAAGAACCGTTTTCAATATCTTCATAATTAAACTTGCCTTCTGCCAATAAATCAGATACCAGCATACTCTCACACTTTAAAACTTCTCTACCTACAAACTCGCTTAATTCGTTTTGTGTTGGTTCTTTGTCTTTTGTTTTCATATTTTTATATATTTTTATGCCTTTTTGCCTCTTGTTCGTTAGTATTTATAACGAGCAATAACAGAACAGGGATATAATAGCCGACTAAACTATTTAAGGTTTTAAATAACTGATTTCTCTTTTACTTCGGTAATAGAAACCCAATCTTGTTGGTACCACGACTCGCTATCGTGCGAGTAGTCTTTGTTTTTAAAAGAGTATATATAACCGATATGTTGTGAATTGCCTTTTTTGTCATCAATATACATCTTACTCTTTTTGTTGCCCTCGTATCTTTCAACAATATATTCTTTGGCTTCTTTAACTGTTTTAAAAGTTTCAGAAAACTCGTTGAATATCTGATATTGTTCTTGTTTGTTGTTTATAGCCCTGCTAGTTTCATTTACTAGCACTTTATAATATTTTTTCATAATTAAAATATACCTTATATCTCTGCCCTGTTACTGCTCGTTATTATTCTATTATCAAAGTTCTAAGCGTTGCATATACCCGTGAACGCTTGATATTATCGCCAAAGCGGTGAGTCTAAACGACTCGGAGTTATCCACATTGAGCAAATTGCTTTTTTAAAAGATATATGCTATATATGGAGTATCAACGGAGTTAAAAGATATCAAGCTATTTTTAAAATTATTCTTGTCTTTCAACTTCTTACTCCATTATATACCCTAGTGCATACTTGTCAATACTAATATAGATATAACACAAATGAACATCATTGTCAATAGTATCCTTAATCTAATAGCTCTTTTATTGGGCTTTTTTATTGGTTATAATTGGCATAATAAGGAGAAGCCAAAGGAGATAATGATAAGTATAAACAAGAAGTTAAAAAGTTTAAAAAAACCGAAGTCTAAGTTTATCAGTCCAAGTCAAGCAGAACAAGCAAAAAATATTTTAACGGAGGAGTAATTTAAAAATAAATTATAGTAGAAGTGTTGTAGAGCTTATCAACCCAAGCTTCAATCGTCTGCGAGGATAACCACGCAGAGTAATGGACACAACAAAATGCTACAACTATAACACTATAATTTAACAACAAAAATCCCGATAATAAAATGTTTTATCCAACAAAACGGGTTGTCGGGGTTTACCCCCGATTTTAAACTATGAACAAGATAAAAGAAAAAGTTAGAATAAAAAAATATGCTAAGAAGTTTATTGAAACTGGTGGTAATCAAACGCAATCTTATAAAGCAATAAACCCAAAAGTAACACATAAAACAGCAACGGTAGAAGGTTGTAAGTATCTTGATAAACCTAGCGTTCAAACTGAAATACAAAAACTATTGGAAGATAAGGGGTTAACCATTGACAGTATAGTCAAGGTACATAAGCGTAATATGCTACAGAGTAAGCAGTTAGGAGTCAGTCAGTCGGCAGTAGATACTGGTTACAAGTTATATGGACACTTGACTAATAACGATAAACAGGGCTCAACGAATATTGCTGTTTTTATCGGTGGAAGGTTACAAGACAACGCAAATGATAAGAACACACAAAGGGGTGAGGGTAAAGATTGAAGGGGTACGGGTTGACGTAAGTATTGTTATAGGAAGCACCTAGAAATATCAGTTTTGGAATATATTGACAGATGGCTAGATGCCTGTTAAAAGAAGGTTAGGACTCTGTGTAGACAAGTTTATAATATTATGGCCTTAGATAATGAAGAGATAATAAATATTAGAAGGGCTGCTTCGAAAGCAGGAGTTAAGATGGAAACTGCTGTTCAGAACTATTTGGATATTAGAAGAGACCCCGAAGCTCTACTACAACCAGGACAGAAAGGATACGAAAGTTCTAAGTATGTTAAACATCAGATTAAACAGAAGGTTGAGAGAGACAAGAAAAGAGATAATGAGATTGCCGAGAATGAAGACAAAGACAAATATGAGAAGAGAATGAAGAGTATAGACAAGGTACATAAGAAGTACTGTCTTGTTCCTTAAATATATGCAAGAACCAGATTTTAAATTCTTTGACCCAACTACAGGAGAAGCCGTGTTTGAACGTATCTTTACCGAGGCTCAGATTGATTTCTTTAATTCAACAGAAAGGTTCGTTGTTTTAAATGGAGGTTTTGGTTCGGGAAAGACAGAACCTCTAGTATTGAAGGCTATTATAGATGCAATAATGATTCCTGATAATTATATCCTAATGGGTAGGAAAACGTATCAGGAAATCTATGATGTACTTTGGAAGGACTTTTTAACACTATGTCCAGAGCACTTTATCAAAGGAATAAGGAAATCACCACATCCCTCAGTTGAACTGTTTTGTCAGAACTCTAAAAAGACTTCTACTATAATCTTTCGTAACTTAGATAAGATGGCTGAGGCTGAGATTAAAGGTTTGAACTTAGGAGAGGTAATGATAGACCAAGCAGAAGACACTCCAGAAAATGTATTTCAAGGTTTGACCTTTAGGTTAAGAAGAAAGGGATGTCCGCATAGAATCTTAATGACAGTTAATCCTGCATTAAACTGGATATATCAGAGAGCAAAGGTAGATAATAATAAGGATTGGAGAGTTATCGAAGCTCCATCTACTCAGAACTATATAAATCTACCTGCTTCTACAGTTGAACTATATGAGAGTTATAAGGAATCAGACCCAGCATATTATAAACAGTATGTTTTAGGAGTCTGGGATGAATCCTTATTAGCTGAGAATACTGTCTTTGCCAGAGAACACATTGAAAGACTTGAAAAGTATATTAAACAGCCACGTAGGATGTTGGAAGATTTAATGGTATTTATAGAGCCGATTAAAGGACACAGATACCAGATGGGTATTGATTGTGCAGAAGGTGTAATCTCTGGAGACAATGCCTCTGTAAAGATTGTTGACTTAGATACCCTAGAGGAAGTTGCTGCGTGGGCTGGAAAACTTCCGCCAGAAGTAGTTGCAGAAAAGGCCGTCTTTTGGGCCGAGCATTATTCAGAAGATAAGGCTGGGCCGAGAAGATGCAAGATAGTTCCTGAGATGAACGCTATGGGACTAGCACTACTTAATAAGTTAAGAGACCTAGGTTGGGAACGGATATATCAAAGAGAAGACTTGGATAGAAAGACAGGAAAGGTTTCAATGAAGTTGGGTTTTAGGACAACGATGCAGTCAAAACCCCTTTTAATAAGTAATTTTAGGCATCTATGTAGACATTTTGAGCCTAAGATATTTGATAAGGATACAATAGAAGAGATGAAATCCTTTGTGTATACAGATGAGTCTAGGAAACTAGGTTCTGGTGCACAGGAAGGTTTTCATGATGATAGAATTGTAGCTACTCTTCTTGCTTTCTGGGAGAAACAGAAACGAGGAAAGGGTACAGTTATAAAAGCTAAAGAAAGATTCCAACAACTACCAGTAGATGAGCTTCAGCCAGCTATTATTATAAAGAATGGTAGAGCTCAATGTATATCTCCATTAGTTGAAGTCGAGAGGACTAAACATTGGATGACATCATAATTTATATATGGGACAAGAATTAACACAAGAAGTAAAATTTGGGGAAGGAATAAGTAATGAAGATTTGGGTATTCAAATTCAAGCATGGATAGATGAATCCAAAACATATCACGACTACCTCTTACAAAGACAGAAGGTTTCTGAACAATACTACTTAGGTAATCAGACAAAAAAAGAATCAATACCAAGTTATCTAACGGACACAGTTGAGAATAGAATCTTTGAAGCTGTAGAAACAGTAGTACCAATAGTTTCCTCGGCTGCTCATAAGTTTGTTATCTTTCCTGGGTCTGAATCACAGACATCTCAGGATAGAGCAGAAAGTTTAAGTAAGGTATTGGACAAAAAGTATCGGACATTAGAGATGCAGAAAAAGATAGAAGAGGCAACAAGAGCTCTCTTATTATATAGGTTTGGGGTTTTAAAATGGGAATGGAATTATCCAAAGGATGATATAAACGTAAGGGTTATAGACCCACGCCTTATACTTATTCCTAAATTACGTGTAGACCCACATGACCTACCATATAAGATAGAATGTCAGGAATATACCAGAGAGGAAATCAAGGACTATTTTCCAGAACTAACGGACAAACAAATGTTAGAACTAGAAATGTCTGATAAGACTCTGTCTAAAGGACATACTAAAGTTGAATCCAAAAAGACATTTCAAGTATTTGAAGTTTGGACTTCTGACTATGTAGTTTGGTTTTCAAATAAGAAAATTCTGGACAAGAAGATAAATCCCTATTTTGATTTTGAGGGAACAACTACCACTACTGGCAAGGGTAAGGATGCTGTGTCTGAAACAAAGTTTTCTAACTTCTTCGATGACCCAAGAGACCCCTATGTCTTCTTAACTACCTATAATATAGGAGACGAGCCTATTGGTTCTATTTCCTTGGTAGAAGAGGCTATTCCAATTCAGGATGCAATCAATACTCAGAAGCGACAGATTATTGATAACTTAAGAAGAATGGGTAATGGAGAATTGCACATGGATGATGATGCTATGACTGATGAAACTGCAAATAATATTACAAGTGAACCAGGCGGAATAATTAAAGGAGAAGCATTGGTTTCAGGAAACAAGATTAGAAGAGTGCCAGGTCTTCCTCTACCAAATGCTCATTTTGCAAACTATCAATCATCTAATGTTTCTTTTGATAATATTTTTGGCATCCATCCAGCCTCAAGAGGAGCCGGTGCTGCCAAAACCTTAGGACAAGATATTATTTCAAAACAACAGGACTTAAGTAGAATTGATTTAATTACACGTGTTATAAATCGTGGAGTACAGAAAGTAGCAGAAGGATTAGTTCAGTTAATGAAAATGTTCTATGACACGAATCATGTAATGAAGATTCTTGGAGAAGATGGAGCTGTAGAATTTGTATCTTTAAATTCAAATGAAATAGAACAAACGATTGAGATTGATGTTAAGACAGGAAGAAGTCCAGAAATGGATAAGATTCAATTAGCAAATCAAGCAATTCAGTTATGGCAATTAAAAGCATTAGCTCCACAAGACTTATTTGAAAAACTTGAGTTTCCAGAACCAGAGAAGGCTGCTGAAAGATTATTGTTATGGATACAAGGACAACTGGACATGGAAACACAAGCAGAAATTCAGAGAGCTGCTGCTGGTGCAGGGGCTAAGGCTGCGACAACTCCTGAGAAAGAAGGAGAAGGTCGAGGGACTGAACAGTCAGGTAATGTAATACAAAGAGCAACCCAGAACTTAGGAGGAACAGCAGAAATCCCTGGGAAAACGTCAAACGTATAACGGGACTAAACCCTTAAAAAAGAAATTAAGAACTGGGGACAAAACCCCATAAAAAATGAAAGTATTATGACAGAAGAAAAAGATACAGGCTTTGAAGAGGCCGATGATGAACTCTTCGGTGGAGACAAAACTCCAGAAGAAAAAAATGAAGATGTCTCTGATGATGAGCCAAAAAAGGACAAAGTCGAAAAGTCTGAAATTGCTCAGAAGATAAAATACAGAGACAAGTATCAGGCCGAGAAGGCTGAAACTGAGAAACTTAAGAAAGCTATTGAAGAAAAAGAAGGCAAAGAAAAAACTGGAAAGGAAGATGAACAAGAAGCTAGGGCTGAGAAATATATAAACGAAAAAATTGAGAAAGCTCTAAAGAAAAGAAAAGAAGAAGAAGAATCAGAAACAAAAAAAGTAACTGATGCCTTTAATGAAAAGATAGATGAAATTCTTGACGAGAACTCAGATATTACCGAGAAGGAACTCTTAGATGTTTGTAAGGAAATGGAGGTTCAACCCGAGGTAGCATTAAAAATACTACAAAGGGACAAGGGAGAAAAGAAACCCAAGAAACCAAAATTACCACAACCTAAGGGAGGTTCACCAGAGGTAAAAATTGAACAACCTCAACCAGTTCCAGGAGTCAAGAAGAACTTTTATCAAGTAGCACAAGAAGCTCTTAAGAGTCTCAAAAAGGAGTAATTATTTTTAATTTAAAATTCTTATGAGTGTTCCTTTAGGAAATTTTATAAACACGACAACTAGAGACCACTTCTTTCCTACAGTTGTGGATAACTTCTACGCAGGAAATCGTTTGTGGGAAAAAATGCGAGCTAATGCACGACCATGGCCAGGAGGAAAGAAAATCCAACAGTCTATTACTATAGAAGGTAGAGACTCTGGAGGTTCTTACTCTGGTTTTGATAACTTCATTACCACGCAAGAAGATGTAAGGATTCAGTTGTCAGAAAATCCAGTACAGTATTATTGGAACTTAACTCTTAACGGTATTCAACTTTCAGTAAACAAAGGTGCAGAAGCTTTTGTTAATTTGATTGCCGAGGAGTTTACAGATGTATCACGTGCAATGAAAGACAAGATGGGTTCAGACCTATATCTTGATGGTACGTTAAACGATAGTAAGGCAATCTTAGGATTGGTTGCTCATATTGACGATGCAACAAGTGTTGCTACCTACGAAGGACAGTCAAGAGCTACTTACCCAAAGTTAAATGCAACAAGGACAGCTCAAGTTGGAGCTATCGGGTTTGCAGACCTAGCTACAGACCATGACGCTGCTCAGGTTGGTGATGACCACCCAACAATAGCTGTTACTACCCCAGCAGTATTCTCACTTATTGAGGCCTTGGCTACTTTTGTTTTCAATACAAATGTTGGACAAAAGTTTGCTAATACTCCTGCTGGAGCAGGAATGGGTGGAGCAGTTGCTTCTGCTGGAATCAGTGAGTTTCAGTATCGAGGAGTACCAATTATTTCTGACGAGAAATGTCCAGCAGGAAACCTTTGGTGGTTAAATGAGAATCATCTTTACCTTTATACTCTTGACCATAGTCTAGAGTTAACACAAGGAAGTAAAGAAGGTTTTGCTTGGACTGGATGGAAGAAATCTCAGAACCAAGATGCTATTGTTGGACAAATCCTTTGGGCTGGACAGCTCTTTGGAGATTCGCCACGAACAATGGCAAGAAGAACGGCCATAGTAACATAATCGTTGGCCCTCTAAGTCGGGTCGGCTGAGGGCTGACATTTTACAAGTAAGTTTATTTATAATTTATGAACTCAGGATTACCTACAGTATTTGGAATCAAGCCTTGGAAAGAAAGTTCTACTCCAAAGCATCAAGTTGGTTCTAAAGGCTATACAAATGACGGAAGAGTCTTTCGATATATTAAGGCTGATGGAGCTTTAACTCTTGGTCATGTATCTATTGCTGCTGACTTAGTGGGAAACCACGAAGACATAGGCACTAACACACACGCTATTGGTGATAAAAGTATCACAGCAACTGCGGGTGCTACGGCTGTTACAGCTAATATGTACACGAATGGTTATGTTGTTGTAAACGATGACACAGGCCAAGGTACAAGTTATGGCATTGAAGGACACACTACTGTTAGTGCGGCTGGTGGTGATATTACCGTTTATCTAAAGGACAGAATCCGTATTACAGCTATCGCTGGTACAACAGTAACATTAGTAAGAAATCCTTACCGAGATGTTATTACTGGCCCAGGAGATGCAACCTTAGATATTTTCACAGGTGTACCAATCTTAACTATCTCTGATGGTTATTATGGTTGGACTCAGACAGGTGGTATTTGTTCCGTTCTTTCTGACGCAACTGTTCCAGTTGCTTTAAGAGGTGTAATCATTTCAAATGGAGTCGCTGGTTCTGTTGAGGTTGTAACTGCAATCGCCACAGAAACAGTTATTGGACAAGCTTTGAACATGACTTACGTTGACGGAGAGTACAATCCAATCCAACTTACTTGGGACAACTAAGTAAGATTAGTATTAACTCTGCGGAGGCAAAATCAAGATAGCCAAGCAGAACCATTAAGCAATTATGGCAGAGTTTGAAACGGTTGTG